TATTCTTAAAAGGCATTGGCAAAATAAAGAACGTAGTAACAATGGATGGAAAGTCATTTAATACTAATAAGTCTTTTGTTTGGCAACGTGTAACACTTGCAACGCAAATCATAGCACTGGAAGATGTTAAGCGAGAATTTGATTTTGAGAATATATTCTCAACAATAACTGAAGGTATAGTAGTAGAACGTAAGCTCCAAGATGAAATTCAAATTCCTTATGAGCTTTCGCCTAAGTTTATGATTACTTCAAACTATATAGTCAAAGGTCAAGGAGCATCTCATGAACGTAGAAGGATTGAAATTGAACTAAAACAGTACTATAAGCCTAACTTCTCACCACGTGATGAGTTTGGCCACAATTTGTACGATGACTGGAGTCCTGAAGAATGGAATCTATTTGACAACTTCATGATGTATTGCGTGCATCAGTATATCCTATATGGAGTAGCTAAACCAGTTAACAAGAACTTAAGCCTTAAGAAACTTAAAAACTCAGTACCTGAAAGCTTTATTGAATGGTTTAGCGGAAAGAATATGGACTTTGATAGGTATCATGAATTGGCAGCACTTTGCAACGAGTTCAGGTCTATTGATCATGATTCAGCAAAAGAAACTAATCGAAAAATCAGCGGATGGATGAAAGAATTCTGTAATTATAAGAAATGGAAGTATCATACAAAGACTACAAATCAAGGAACAGTATTTATGATTGAACAAGAAAATAGCTAAAATTAGTGAAGATATCGAATTTTAGTGTTAAATTTGGTGAAGATTAAAACATTGATTCTCTAGAGAAAGTGAAGATAAGTGAAGATAATTTAGCAAAAAATCTTTATTTTAATTTACTACTGATTTTAATTTTCTTAATGTACGCTCAAAAAATAAAAAATATCTTCACTTTTTAACTTAACTAATTGATATTCTAGTAATAAATCTACACCTAATATCTTCACTTTATCTACACCTAAAAAAATAATTTAAAATCTAAAAAAAATGGCTTACGAACAAAAAAACAACAGTGGCTCGTTATTCAGAAACGACAAGAAACTAACCGAGAAACAACCTGACTACAACGGAACAGTCAAAGTTGATGGCAAGGATTAATAAGCTTGCTGCATGGATTAGGAATCAAAATCAGGACAAAAGTACTTTAGCTTATCATTGCAGGAGGCTAATGTAGTGCCCAGCGACAATACAAGCTCTGCAACTGCCTTTGGAGCAAAAAGTGGTACTGACTTACCTTTTTAAGAAATTAATCGCTTAAAACGCTTTAAAATGCTTATATCGATAATACATCCGAGTTTGGGCAGACCTTTTCAGGCTCGGAAGTGTTACGATCACTGGATGGATACTTGCTCAGGTGAGCATGAGATTGAATGGATAGTCAGCTTATCCAAGTCAGATGAATTGATTGAGAAATACTATCAGACATTCATTGAATCAGATGCAGTGATCATAACAGCTAAGACAAAGAACATGGTCCAAGCTTCCAACGAAGGAGCTAAGGTTTGTGCCGGTGACATCATTATCCTGGTCAGCGATGATATGTTTGCTCCGAAACTTTGGGACTCAAGGATCCTCCACAAGTATGAGATGATTGATGGACCTGGTATCCTGCAAGTTTATGATGGCATCACAGCTCAGAAGCTGACTATTCCAATCATGAATAGGCTGGCCTATATCAAGCTCGGTTATCTTTATCATCCTGAATACATCAGTATGTTTGCTGATGATGATCTTAGGAAGACAGCACTCCAGCATGAGATGCTGTATAATGCAACGGACATAGTGATGGAACACAGACACTATTCCAATGGGAAGGCTCCATACGATAAGACTTATGCGTTGGAGAATAGTAATGCAGCCATCAAACATGGCGAAAGATTATTCTTTGAACGTGCTAAGCTTAAATTCCCAATATGAAAAAACTATGGACTATTGTAGTATTAACAATTCCTGAAAGGAAGAACTTATTAGAACGATTACTTGCAAGGCTCGAGCCTCAACTCAATGATCAGGTTGAGCTCAAGCTTTATCCTGATACTGTTGCAACGGTTGGAGCTAAGCGACAGCGAGCAGTGGAGGAGTGCAAGAGTGAATACATCAACTTTGTAGATGATGATGATTTAGTGCCAGCTAACTACGTGAGCAAGATACTTGAAAAGCTAAAGTATATGCCATGTGGAGTTGGCTTTCGTGGTATAGTGACAAGCAATAACATCAAGCCTGTTGAGTTTGTTCATCGTGCAGGACTGCGATACATCGACAAGGCATTCAGGTCCACTGACTGCTACATATTTCATCGACCATTGAATCACTTGAATCCAGTACGCACTGAGTATGCTAAGCAGATAGGCTTCCAAGATTGGTGGACCTTTAGTGATAGAGATTACAGCATCCGACTTGCTGAGAGTGGCTTGATAACTGATGATGTATTTATCGATGAGTTTATGTACTTTTATCAGTACAGAGACAAAAGAGTGAAAGTGTAGTATCTTTGCAGTATGGCAAAATCATATAACGACTATCCGCAAGCAGTGAGAGATGCAGCAGAGCGAGGCATCCGACTTAATGAAGAAGTAGGTAACAAGTGTGCAACACAGGTTGGCAAAGTGCGAGCACAGCAGTTAGCCAATGGAGAGGCTGTGACTATCTTAACTTTTAAGAGAATGTACAGTTATCTCAGCAGAGCAGGAGAGTACTATCAGCCTGGAGATACTGAGGCTTGCGGTACTATCAGCTATCTGCTATGGGGCGGAGAGCCAGCGTTGAGATGGGCCGAAAGGATACTAAGACAAGAAGGTGAAATTGATTAATACTAAAGCATATGCCGTTCAAAAGTAAGAAGCAAGCAAGGTTACTATTCGCAACTAATCCGAAGGTAGCTAAAGAGTTTGCAAAGAAAACAAGCAAGGCTGCTTGGAAGAAGCTACCTAATAAAGTAAAGAAGAAGAAATGATAGGAGAGAAGAACTGGATTAAGACAGTCTTTAAGGATTACCTTGATGAGTACGACTTATATAAGTTCGCTGCTGATATGAATGCTTTGCCTCCAAAGGATAGGCTCAAGGCCATCAACGACATGATAGGATATCTGTATCCTAAGATGAGCAGTCAGGAGATAAAGACTGATGATAATAACATCACAATAAAAGTAGTGCGTGAGTGAGATAGTCGTAAAGCTTAAAGAGCTTCATACCGGTCAGACTAAAGTACTATCTGATTCATCCAGGTACAACGTGGTTAAGATTGGCCGTAGATGGGGAAAGACTACACTGGCTGTTAACGAGCTCTTGCCTCAAGTAGCACTTGATGGCAAGCCATGTGCATATTATGCTCCGACATATAAGGACTTGAATGATGTATGGATTGAACTTAAGACAGCACTCAAGGATGTGATAGCCTCTAAGAACGAGCAGACAAAGCAGACGAGATTGATAACAGGCGGAGTGATTGACTTCTGGAGTATGGATGAGCCTGATAGTGGTAGGGGAAGGAAGTATGCGAGAGTAGTGATTGATGAGGCCGAGAAGGCAAAGAAGTTTAGAGAGGCTTGGAATCAGACAATCCGAGCAACACTACTGGACTATAAAGGAGATGCGTGGATATTGAGCACTCCTAAGTTTGGACAAACCTATTTCAAAGAACTATTTAACCAAGAAGATGCAAGCTGGTCCGCATTCAACCTTTCTACTTATGATAATCCTCACATTGATCCTGTGGAAGTGGATCACTTAGGAGACCAACTGGATGAGCTTACTTTTCGATGTGAGATACTCGCAGAGGATGTGGATGTTACGAATAATCCTTTTGCTTATGCTTTTGATGATAAGCACATTCAGGCTGTAGAGTATGACAGCTCACAGCATCTATACCTAAGTTTTGACTTCAACGTGGATCCTGTTACATGCATCGCAGTACAGCAGATAAGCGGTTGCATACATGTAGTGAAAGAATTCTATCTTAAGAACTCTGATATCTATCAGCTATGTGATCAAGTGATAACATCCTTTCCTAAAGCGAGCTTCATCATAACAGGTGATGCTACTGGAGCCAATAGATCAGCCTTGACTCAAGGCAACTTAGGATACTACGATGTAGTGCAGACAAAGCTAAGGTTAGGCAGAGGTCAGATGCGACAGCCTTCAGTCAATCCATCCATCCGAGATACGAGAGTCCTGGTAAACAGTCTGCTTCAGAACTATTGCATCAAGATTGATCCTTCATGTGAATGGCTGATAAAGGACTTGAAATATGTGGAGGT